AAGATGCTCTCCCCTGCCTGGAACAGTCAAAAGATGACATTCGTCAATTACTAAAGTTCCGATATCTTTTAGATAATCACTTTTCTCAGAATTTATATTTCTTGCCCTATGATTGAGCATTTCTGAGGTCATTATTATCAAATTAGATTCATTTAATTCTTTCTGTCTAGCTGGTGTAATTCGGTAATCGCCTGTGCAAATAGATATGTTTATGTCGTGAAAATGGTAATTTGGGTCTGTCCATTGATCTATTTTTTCTTGTGCTAATGCTCTAAGAGGAGCAAGAAACATTCCTTTGCCACCTCGTTTTCTAATTTCGTGAGCAAGAAACATTTCTGCGACAACGGTTTTTCCCGCACTTGTTTTGGCAGCAATTAAAACATTTATATCTTTATCGTAAATTTCAAATATCCTACTTTGAACTGGGTTGAAATTCTCAAATTCCCAAGATGCCAATGAATATTTATTTGTATTTACCAAATCATTTTGATCTAATATTTCGATAATTGGTGGCATTTATTCCTCTAGTCTTTTATTCCAAATGTGATTAATTTCAGTGCCTATAGACTTCATTTCATTTTCAGAAAAGAAATTGCTTTTTATCTTATTGCAAATTAAGCAACAAAGAGCAATATTATCTAATGTATAGTCGCCATAATTGTCAATCCTGTCAATGCCTAATGACTCAACACCTAAGCCAATTTGAGATTTTATTTTGAACTTATGAATTTCTTTTTCTTTAAGTCCACAATAATGGCATTGTCTATCAGAGTTTCTCAACCATATTAAAAATTCTTCTTCTGAAATAAGAATTTCTGGGTTTCTTTTTCGTTTTCTTTTAAAATTAGAATTGTTTTTTAAATTTTTAAATTTTTGACAATCTTTGCAGACTAGCATTTTCCCAGAAGTGTACCGCAAATCAATATCTGTAGTATTACATTTTTTGCATGCCCATAAATCACCTTGACTCATTTTCCTCCACAAAAAATTTAAAATAAATCAGTCACGACAATAGAGGCTATTTTTTCGTCCTCTATTATCGTGACAATAAAATTACTATCTATTTATTTCAAATCTTTTTTTATACTCTTTATTTACATGCTCATGCATAAAATCTAACATGTCATATAAATCTTTTGGAGAATTTGCTGTTCCTAGCCAACGATCCATTTCTTTATTATTACAAACATAATTAAGAACTTCTGAAAGATCGCCAGAATATCTAAAGTTAAGCCTACTATGCAAAACCTTTAAATTCTCATCAGAAAGCCTGTAAAAATACTCTTTTAAAAACTGTTCCTGCTTCTTCATGGATAAACCTCAAATGGAAATTAAAAATATATTTAACAAACAAAAATTTGAAGAACTACTTGTCACAAAATGGACACATTTTTTAGATGGTTCCAATTTAATAAAAGTAATAAATGATCTTGTGTTACAAAACAAACATAATTTTGAACTTATTCCAAACACAAGTTATAAAAAAAAAGGCACACAAATTATGATCTCAAGATTCCAAAATACAGAACATGGATTTATAATTTGGATCGACTTTTTAGTTCCTTTGCAAAACGAACAAGTTGCCATAGGAACAACCGAAATGTTCCTACTATCTAATGGTATTTTAAGTCATTCAAAAACTTTAGGCAATATATATAATTATAATTAAACTACATCTAATCGCCTAACTTGTTCGCCATCTTGATTTATAAAACTATCATCTAAAATTAACGCATTTTTTTCATCTGCAAATCTAAGCCCAAGATTAAAAGAATCTAGACAAGCAGTTCTATCGTCACGAGATGCCATAACCCAACAATAATTATCTTTTTTTATAAATTTTCCACTTTGGCTTTCTTGTGTTATCCCAATTTCTAAAGTGACATTATCTGGCAAAAAAATTTCTATTTGCCCATGTTTCAATAAATGCTCTACAATTAAACACTGTATTTTGTTTTTACTCATAATAACCTCGCATAAAAATATTTTAAATAAAAAAAACTTTATTCGGAGGAACATAGAAATATTTCATATCATCATAAAACCCATGCTTCCAATCACCTTGATCTTTATATGGATTAGAGATTACGCTTTCTTGTTTGTCTAAATACACAGTCCAACAGTAAATTTTTCGATTTTCTTTATAAGTCTCTACCAATGATAATTCTTTATTTCCAAGAAATCTTTTTGCAAATTTACAAATTACTGGCAATGGTAAATATGTACTATAATCACCATAAAGCTGTAATAAATCTAAATAGTATTTACCATAATCACACCTTTGATAATGTGCGATTAAAGAATAACCATCTACAATAAAAATTCTTGTTTTAAAAATTAAAAGATCATCATTTTGTAAACTTAAAGTGCAAATCGGATAGTTGTATGGAACTAAAATTTTTGCTAAATTTTTTAGTTCTTTTATTGACTTATCGATATTTTTACTATGATCTGACATATTATTCTACCTTTTCTATGTCTACTCTATGTATTGTTATTTTTTAAACTTCTCATGAAAAAAATCACAATTAAAAACATTATGATTTGATGATCTTAATTTATCTAAAGTGTTTTCCATATTGAACTTACATTCACTACCAAAAATTCCACGATCAGCATTGGAAATATTCTGTTGAAGCCTAATATATAGCCAAAATCTAAGCTCTTTCATGCCTTCAGATAAATTTTTATCATCGTCTAAATGCAAAAATTGTAAAAACTCCTCAATGGTTAACCAAGAATAACTAGAAAAAGAATCACCATCTTTATAATCACAAGGCAATTTTCTTTCTAGCGAACATTTTATAAAATGTAAAATCAATAAAATATAGTTTTTAGCATTAAAATAACTAATGCAACATGATGAATCCATAATTCTAAATTCAATTGTATTTCTTTTTCTGTTAACCATGTGGTAAGTGTTTAAAGTAAAATACTTATGCTTTCCAAGCTGATTAATTAAATATCCACTATCATGCATTTCATTTTTAACACTTTCAACAATCGATGTAAAAGACAACATTTGGCAATATTTGCTTTTTCTTCTTTTAATTGGAACTATATCCATAAAAACATTTTCGCATTTAATCCACCACGAAATAATTGCACCTAAATCATCTTTTTTCAAATCATTTACATCAACATGAATATGAAAAGAACATCTTGAATCGGCTTGCACAAAATTATCAGTTGAAAATGAATTAACGACAGAGCAAACACTTTTGATTCCAGTCATACCTTTTAAAACTGGTGTGCATATTTCTATTCCACAACTACTATCTGGTTTTAATATCCAAGAGTCATTGTGGTGATTATTTTGCCATCGATGAATATCAACTTTGTTTTTAACCGTTTTTTGTACTAAATTTGCTATGTATCCTATGCCTTCTGGTAGGTTTCCGAATTCATATCCAGAAGGTCTATTCCTAAGATCGAAAGCGTTCAATTCAATCTCAACGCCAAATCTTCTTGAACTATCACATGATATTAAATTTCTGTTATTGTCCACGCTTGGTTCCCTCGTTTATAATTATAAATAATATTCTATCCAAAGGAGAATAACGATGAATTGTTTATTAGTAAAATTAAAAGACAAAAGAAAATTCCTTACAAGCAAAAACAATTTAGATCAACTAATTGAGTTTGCAAATACATTTAAAGCAGAATTATCATTAGTTGAAACCAATTGCAAAAATATAAAATCATTAGAGGAACTTGCTAATGATATTTGTGATACCAATTGCAAACAAGAAGATTTTGATTATAAAGAAATTGAAAAAATTGCAAAAAAAAAATCAAACAAAATATTTGAACAAATGATAAAAGATCTAAAAAGCAAAAAAACAATTGATATTAGCAAAATAAAATGTGAATTTAGCAAACAAGGATTGGAAGAAAAAGAAATATCTGCACAAATACAAAAAGCCAAGAATTACATCAAAAAAATTGGGTTTACATTGAATAAAATCGATAAAAATAAGTATAAAATAAATTAAATAATTCTTATTTTAATAGAAAAACTTTATTTTCATCCATTAAATCTTTTAGCTTTATCAATATAGAAGCTACAATTTGTCTAACTCTTTCTCTTGTTATTCCTAATTTTTTCCCAATATGTCTTAACGAATAATATTCTTTTTTACAATTGATTCCAAATTTCATGCAAATAATAAATCTTTGCCTTTTATTGCATCGCTTTAGCAAAGATTCCACACAATGATTTATGTGTTCCTTTTCGCAAAAATTACTCAAAGGATCTTCTATTACAGGATTAAGTTGTTCTGTCAATTGAATGCTTCTAAGCATTATGATAATCATTTGTAGATTTTTAGGATAAGTTCCAAAATCATTAATGTTTTCAATTTCTAATTCTTTTTCAATATTTTTCACATCATTAAAAGCAAGAGTTTGAAAAATTACAGTTGATATTTTTTGCAATTTTGAATAAACATTTGTCGGAACTTTAACAAAATATCTATTGTGAGATATGTATTTATAAATTCTTTTATAAATATGAAAAAGTACATAATAACTAAATTTAACATTCTTGCTTGCATCATAACCATTTATTGCCTCATAAATACCCAAAACACCTTCTTGAATGCAATCAGGCATTAAATCAACAGGGATATTTATTTTTTTTCCCATCCAATAAATCAATTTATAACAAGAAAAAACAAGTTTATCACAAGCCTTTATATCGCCATTTTTGGCACTTTTAACAAGATTCATTTGCTCTTGTGTTGTTAATTTTTTTTTAAAATTTTCTTGTTCTATTTTGTCGAATGTGAAGTCACGATAAAATTTAATACCATAATTTTTTTTTAAACTAAATTCAAAAAGTCTGTCTAATTTAGTTATTTTAAATTTTTGCCAATTTTTAAACGACTTGGTATTTCCCAATTTAACAGAACTCATCAGCTACTCCTTAACTTGTATGACAAATAATATTGATTAATTCATCAAAGTAAAGGCAAAAAAAAAGGAATTACCTAAATCAAAGGTAATTCCCTTTTAAAGTTAAATTTAAAATTATTCTAATTCTTCGTCTATCACATCGTCATCATCTGAACCCAATACATCAGTTTCGATGACATCAGCACCAAGCTTAAAGTTCATTGCATCCTTAAAAGGCTCAAAATAATCAACCAACTCCTGCTCAGATGTAGCATCCACCAAACTTGGATATTTAAGCAATATTTCAAGTGGCACTTCATTTTTATCAAGCGAAGCCTTGAACTTTACTTCTTCTCCATTGGAAAATGCATCTGCGATGACAAAATTACCAGCACTTTTAGCCACAATTCTATTCGCATCAAGCAAACAAGACAATAAGCCACTAACAGGATTTATTCCATGTTCAAAAAGCAATTGAATGTTTTCTGTTGAAATAAATGGCGTGTGAGTCTTATTCTTGACATTTTTAACACGAATGTTAATTCCAAGAATCTTGGTTTTTTTTGCACTGATTTTATATTCTATCTTCTTCATTGTAGATGTTTCTAATCTACATGAAGCATAGAATGGTAAAGCGTTACCACCGCCAGCAGTTGTGGTTGGATTGCCATAAAGAACACCTATCTTGGATCTTGTCTGATTCAAAATAACAACAGTGGCATCATTGGTTTCCATAACAGTATTAAGCTTACGGAATTCTCTAGAACAAATCTTAGCCCGTTCACCTGGCTGTTCATTGCCACCCACAATGCGTTTAAAATCAGCTTTTGAGGCATTCTCTGGAAGCTTGACCTCTCTAAGCTCTCTAGCTGATGGACTCACGCCAATAGAATCGTAGACGATTGCAATAGGGCAGTCTTTTCTTTTCGAACGAACAAATTCGATAGATTTATACATCTTCAAAAAAACATCTTCCAAACTCTGAGGAGTATGCCTCACAATTTTAGTAAGATCACAATGTGATGCCTTTTGAATAAATTCTTTATTAGCTGAATTTTCACAATCCTCAAGAATTGCAATTCCATCCTGTCTCTGACTTCCAAATAAAATATTTGTTCCTATCAATGATTTTGATGACGAAGAAGGACCATATATTTCAGTTAGCTTTCCGCCCGGAATACCACCACCCATAAACTTTCCACTACAAATATAATTTATCGCAAGATTCCCAGTATCAACAAAATACTTCACACTATCAATCTTGGCAACAATATCGCCACCAGTTTGATTTGCTAAATCTTGAAAAAATGAATCATCATCGACCTTTCTTTTGGCCATGTTAAACACCTCGGTAAAAATGTAATTATTTTTTTAAAAAAATAGGTGGAATCACTGACTCCACCTATTTGAAGACAGGGAATTAAATACCTTCTAATTCTTTCAAAAAGTCATCATCAGCAAGAGATGCAGAATCATCCGTTTTGGAAACTACCTTTGCAGTTTTCTTGACAGATAAAATTTCTTCATCAATAGTATCTGAACCAGAAATTACATTTGAAGAACTTAAGTTAGATCTAGAAGAAGATCCCGATGAATTACGAAATTCATCTAAAGAATCATCTTGTTGGCCTTCTACTATCATTCCGCAATGAACTCTCAAGGCATGCTTAATATCATCGCCAGATTTGATAATACGAAGAGACTGAAGGTCTTGTAAACTTGTTAGCCATTTTTCAAGCTCTTCTGAGGTGCCTGAAGAAGAAACTTCTTCAAACTTTGAAAAGTCATAGTTTGGATATTCTCTATTGCCACTCTTAACAACTTTTTTAACAAGTCTAAAATCACGACCAGTTGTTGGATGTGTAATATCCCCTAATTCCTTTTCTCCAGCAGCCTCATCACCAAGAATTGCTCTCAAAATCTTAGCATGAACTTGTTTGCCACATGAATAAATTTTTGGCCCTACATTTGTTCCTACTATAGACTTATTTTTAGGATCTACTTCCGATCTAACGATAACATTGTAATAATATCGTTCAACTGGCTTTAACTCCCTAGCACTGTTACGCATATCTTCTTGATCTTTGCCAGACAGTCCTTCAGATTTTTGCCATAAATCACTATAGTACTTACAAATAATGCAATCTCCACGCCATTGTGGACCCCTATCAGTATCGGTAAGAGTTTTAGGACAATGGAATATTCTTTTCTGATTCGTAGTTGGATTATTTAAAGTGTGAATTCTTGTCGCACAATACAACTTTTGGCCTTTTCTCTTAGGCAAAAAACGCATCAAAACAAATCCATCACGGTCAGGAAGTCGTACATATTTTGCAAAGTACTCTTCGTTTTGACCCGTGTTGCTTTCTGAATTTACTCGTTTGGATTCTTTTTTTAACTCGTTAAGATCGAGTGGTTCGTAATCGATACCCATGATAGCACCTGCCTTTAAATGATGGTTCGAGTAATGAATAATCACTACTCAATTAGTTAATGGTTCGAGCAATAAAACATTTATTGCCCAGTTAGTCAATGATTCGAGAAACAAACGATATGCTTCTCAGTTAGTCATTTATAATCGTATCTATCATGTTGTGCAAGATTAATTTTATAAATTTATTTATTTTCGTAATCGATTACTATTTGTGCATCAGGATCTTGAAATTTTTCCTGTGAATCGATGACACTTTTGTGCATGGCAGATAATTTATCCTGCAAGCTCATATTGCCTTCAGATTCCAAATTCTCATTAATTTGTTTTCTTATGTCTTGCTCTTGATTGTATTGTTCTTCAAGAGCTTTTAAAATCTCTTGATTTTTCAATAATTGTTCTTTTATTTTTTCTGTTTTTTTTGCTTCTTGATCCAATTGCAACTCTCTATTGTTAACTATGGGTGTTTTTTTAGGACTAAGTGATTTTTCCAAAAGGTTTTGACGAACAATTTCCCTTCGTTCTTTTCTTATAGCTTCCCTTCTAAGCAAAACCTTTGTATGTGATTTTTTTTCTCGTTCTTTTCTTTTCTTTGCAATTTTTTCATTTTTTTTCATAACTATCTCCTAATGTTTGGCATGTTTTCTTGTGATGCGTTTCCCCAAAAAAGCTTTCCACCTTCTCTATCTTTTTGTGTCTCTGAAAAATTAACTTCATTGTCACCAATGAGGCCAACTGGGGCTTGAATAAAATATTTGTCGCTAATTTTTATTTCCTTAGACATATCATCTATAATTGTATAAATCTCACCTTGAATAGAGCCAGATTTAGCATAAACTGGGTATTTTTTATCAACTGTTAGTTTATATCCTTTTGTCTTTACTTCATGTAGCATTGGCAATTCTGGGGAAAAAACAACTGTTGTGATTGGCTTTTTTGACCTTACCACAGTTTGCTTTTGAATTGCCAATTGCTCATGAGGATAAATTTCTCTTTTCTCTATTTGTTCATGAGGATAAAGTTCTATTTTCTCCACTTGTTCATGAGGATAAGTCGAATTTCCTACGCATGCTACAGACAAATCTTGAACCGAAAAACCCACAGAGTGATCAAATGTGAACTTTTTGTTTTTTATCACAACGCCACCATCAGATTCTCTAAAGCTAATTGGTTTTTTGCTAAGTTCAAATACTTCTACACTAGCGACAAATATATCTCTTCGAGCAAGTTGCCCCATTACAACGGATGCAAGCTTTTCCAAAGGTACATCCTCGAATGGATCTCCAACCTTTTTTTTGATTGTTTTAACTTCATCTTTATTGTAATTCCCATCAACTTTTTCGTGATAAGAATAAATTACTTCGTAGCCCATAAATTCCTCATAATTTATTCTAATATAGTATTATTTTTGTAAAATACCTGTGCCATATCTAGTATTGTAAATAATTGGTTCTTTTTCTACACTTTCTGCAAAAGCATAAAAGGCATTTTTCATTTTTTTCAAATCTTTTATATACTCAACAACAATGATCCCGCCATCAGCCATATTCTTCCAAGAAATATCTAAATAATAAAGCAAATCATCATAAGAATTTTCATCAGTAATAAAAAAACAATCCCACTTTTGGCTTGTTATCTTATCGTTTATTTCATCATCATGAATCGAACCATGATAAAAATCAAATTCTTTCTTGAAAGACTTTTTTACATTATAAGAACCCATCCTTGGAGAAAAATATAGATTTTCATCTTTTTTTCTAAATGAAAAAAATATTTCTGTTTCTTTGCATGACATGAAAAAACATTTTTCCAAAAAACCAAGAGTAAAATTCCATGAAAAAACATTTTTTGGTTTTACAAATTTACCAAGATGATAATAAAACGGAGCATACATATAATCTCCATATGCTGGCGTTTTTCTTGAGTTTTCATCTATAAATTTACAATTTTGTAATAAGACCTTACCGTTTATAATCTTTTTATTTAAAAGAATTGATAATTCTTTTTGTATTGTTTCTATTCTAACCATAAAATAATATAGAAACAAAGGGCAACAATATGTATGACTTTCTTATAGTTGGATCAGGTTTTTTTGGATCTACCTTCGCAAGAAGAGCTACCGATCATGGCAAAAAATGTTTAGTAATTGAAAAGAAAGATCATATCGCTGGTGCTGCCCATGATGTGCCATTTCAAGACTATTATGTTTCCTCTTATGGCGCACATATTTTTCACACTCATAGCTCTGAGATATGGAATTTTGTAAATCAATTTGAAGAATTTATTCCATTTATCAATAGGCCAAAAGTATTATCTGGTGGAACAATATATTCATTTCCAATCAATCTAATGACCATGCATCAGTTGTGGGGCGTAAAAAAACCATCTGAAGCAATTGAGAAATTAGAAAATGTGAAAATTAAATTTGAAAATCCCAAAAACTTTGAAGAATGGGCTTTATCAATGGTCGGAGAAGAAATATACAAAAAGTTTTTTTATGGATATACAAAAAAACAATGGCTAAAAGAACCAAAAGAATTACCAACATCGATAATTCAAAGACTTCCAATCAGACTGACATATGATGAAAATTATTTCACCACAAAATATCAGGGTATTCCCAAAAATGGGTATACAAATTTTGTCAAAAAGTTACTTGATGGAATTGATGTGGATACGAATGTTGATTTTATAAAAAATAAAGATAAATTATCATCTATGGCAAAAACCATAATCTATACTGGCCCAATAGATGAATACTACGATTATGAATTTGGTAACCTTGATTACAACACATTAAGATTTACGAAAGAAGAATACAAAGGCGACTTTCAAGGTAATGCCGTTATAAATTATGCCGATGAAGATGTTCCATACATAAGATCAATAGAACACAAACATTTTTATAAACATGGCGAATTAACAAAGCATTATACAAAAAAAAATGAATCAGAAATTAGCATAATAACTTATGATCATCCAGTTTCATTTAAAGAAAACCCAGATCCTTTTTATCCTATTAGAAATGAAAAAAATTCAGATATTTATAAAAAATACAATTCAATAAAATCATCAAATATAGTATTTGGTGGAAGACTTGGTGAATATAAGTACCTAGATCTAGATGCGACTATGGCATCTGCAATAAGCAAATGTAATAAATTTTTGGAGATTTAAAATGAATGATGCTAAATTTGTTGTCTTGGCAACAGAAAAAGGTAAAAAAAGATTAGAAAATTTTTTAGAATATTGCTTAGAAAATAAATCTAAAAAAATAGAATGTGTATTCTTACTTGGTCCAAAAAACGAAAATAGCTTTGCTGAAGATATCATAGAAAAATATCAAACTGAAAACACAAAAATATCTATAGTTCGTTATGAAAATGATCAACCATCATTTAAAAGAAATGGTTATTTTAGAGATTTAGATCAAGATACTGTTGATAATTTCAAATGGTTAATATCAATTGATGAAGACTCAGTAACAAATGTTGATGGTCTTATAGATTCATTGAATGATGACTTCAATGAAGAATTTCCAACATATGCTTGCGGGGAAATACAAGATCATTTTCAAAAAGAAGAATTTTTAGTTGCTGAATATATTGGAAAAAATTGTTGGTATAAAAGAGGTTTAGGACCATTACACGAATGGGAAATATCTTGTTTAAATAATAAAACAATGCAAATGATGATAAATTCAAATATAGTTAAAAAAGTTTTTAATTATAGAACAAAATTACTTTCTGGTTGGGGTGATCATTGCCTTGGATTGGCCCTAAGATTATTGAAAATACACCCAGTTAAAACATCTTACATGACTGGTGACAATAGAATTTATGATCATAGCCTATTAGGACAAAGATTTCATCACACTCATCACATTTATTACAACATTGGAATAGAAAATATTTTAAATGTTTTTAAATTTCCAAATTTACCAACAACAAAAAAAGCTTGGCTAAAACTTAAGGAAGGAAATGCAATAAAAGATATAGGTGTTGTTTTTTTAAATCAAAACAAAACCATTACAGCATTCGGAGAAGAAAATTTTTTCTATGGTCTTTGGAATATTAAAAACGATCAAATTTACATATATCAAAAAGAAATTGAAGAAGGTTTATTATTGGAAAATGGAAAAGATAGTGAAAACAAAATAAGTGTTTGGGAGCTAATAGATTAATCAAAATCGTATAAAATCAAATCAACTCCAGCTTCACTAAACATATTAGATGCAAGCTCACATGATTCGCTCCATCTTTCTGCCAATTGGCCTTTAATTTTTGGAGCAATACAATTGCTAATTCCAGATTGAATTATCACACTTGCACAATTAGAACATGGCATAAAAGGGTAAGTTGCTATGGAACATCCAGACACATCTCTTTGTGCAAATAAAATTGCATTTATTTCAGCGTGTACAACCATTTTGTATTTTATATTTCTATCAGCGTATTTATTTGGATCATCGGCTACGCTCTTTGGAAAACCATTATAACCAATTGATACTATTCTGTTTTTATCGTCAAAAATAACAGCACCAACTTGTGTGGATGGATCTTTGCTCCACTCAGAAACATGTTTTGCTAAATTTAAAAATCTTAAATTCCAATTCATAATCATCCTTTTTCGTTCTGTTCCAAAATGCATCTTTCTTTTTGAATTATTTCTTTTTTTGTTGTATAGTTAAAAAAATAAGCGTCATTTTTTTCGTTATTTTCTGAGAAGAAATCTTTTTCAATCCATAGGGCTTTAAATCCTAATTTTTTGAAAAACAAATGACCTTCTAAATATTTATCGCAAATTAAAACATCTATTTCTGTTCTATGTCCATTTTGCAATTTATCGGTTAATTGAGAAACCAGTACTTTTCCATAGCCTTTTTTTTGAAGTTCTGGCTTTATTCCGATATTTAAAATTTCGAATTTTTTGTTTTTTAATTCGTATACCATAAAACCAATAACTTTACTTTCTTCTTCTATAACTTTACATATCCTATTTTTATCACTTAAACATTCTATAAAATCTTTTTCATTCCAAGGGTGAGAAAAACAATTTTTTTCTATCTCCGCAATTTCTTTAATATCATCCTTAACAACCCATCTAATATTTTTTTTCATTTTTTCTCCGCTTTTTACTTTAATAAATCTTCGGCATTACAAAGACCATCATCTTTCTTTTCGTATATATCTCTATTCAATTTATCTAATTCTTTTCTAAGAGTATGGCCACGATTTTGAGCATTGTCATGATTTTTATCCCACGCCTTTAAATGCGATTTTATGAGACCTACCGTGGTTTTTCTGTCGATAGTGTACTCGTAAAGCTTAACGCATTCAGAATTTGATTGAGCTTTAGCTTTGCAATAACCATCAGATCCGCCCTCGTCTTTAAATGATATGTAAAGCTCGTTAAATTTTGTTTCATAAGCAAGCTCTGCCATAGAAAGCTCTTTGTTAGATATTTCTAATTGCTTTCCATAATAGTCAATCCAAGCGTACTCTCTATCCATATAATTGCTTAAAGTAAATTCATTAAAAATCATATTGTCTGGATCTAGAACTAGATCTTTATTATTTACTTTTACAACAATCTTTTCATTTGGTGCTTCTGCCATGTTATTCCTCATCTGCTTCTATTACACTATTGTTTTCATTTTTCTTAAAAGGTTTCTTTTTTTTATCTACTGAGTATGTGTCAAATTCAATGTCCTCAGATCTTTTTTGCTGCACAGAACTCAAAAGTTGTTTATATCTATCCTTCGATATTTCAAATATATCCAAAGTTCCCATGCTATAATCAAAACCCATTTTAAACGGGAATCTGGATCTTCCATCTCGATGCTTTATCACAAATCCACGACCAACCTCTGCATCTTTTTCTATCGTTTGCTGATTAATAGACCAAAATGCATCTAATGGCTTAAACTGATCAAAAGATGTTCCTATGTTTGATTCATCAATATACTGAGAAATTTCAAGCTTTGCGGCAGTCTGATTTGGTTGCACACAAGTCAAAGTACAATGCTGCTTTTCGACACCAAATCCTCTAAGATCTCTCAATATTTTGTACGCACTCTCGTATTTCTTAACATTAGGATCATCTTTCATTTCACCTACATAATCTATTATTATAAGCCCTGGCTTCCAACCCCTAACTTCAAGTTGTGAGCAAAATGCCCTAACACCATTCACATCTATCGAGCCACCAGCAAATTGCTTAACAATTAATAGATTTTTCTCCTCTTTATCTTGAGAAAATTCAGCGAGTGTTCTTTTTACCTCTTCTTTGGATGTTCGCAAAAGATTTATATCTATTTTGGCGAATTGCGAAGTAAACCTTTGGGCAATTCCAACCTCATCCATTTCCATCGTTAAGTACAAAACTTTATGACCCAATAAAACATTTGCGACAGCAGCCTTTACCAATGCCAAGCTTTTGCCAGTTCCAGGCAAACCAATCCATGATCCAATCTGACCATGAAATAAACCACCACCAGTTAAAGCATTGTCTATGGACTCAAAAGATGATGTATATCTTTCCTTTCCTTCAAACCGATTTTCCATTCTTTTAAACATCTCTTCGATATTTAAAAAATATTCAAGACCAGGCTCATAGTTGCGATCTATACTCATCGCCTCACGCATTTTTTCGTAAACATAACTCCATGTCTTTTCGTCTTCTGGAGCTTCTGACATTTTTTGCAAACAATCATGAAATGCAACTTTGATTGCTTGAACTTTTGCAAAATAAGTAACTTTATCTAAGAGGTATTCTCTTGTTTCAATCCCAGCAACATAATAGTCATATATCGCTTCCAATTCAGCTATATGATAGAGTTGAATCGATCTATCACGATCTTTTAGCTGATCACTTAAAGATTGTCTAATAATATCTATGTCTGGACATTCTCTGTATTTCTCAAAGAAAGAAAAAAGCAATTTGCAAATTATAACATGTGCTTCATTACTGAAATAGGTAGGCTTTAACTTGTCGATGCTTTGAACTAGCATGTGCTTATCCACAAGCAACATGCTAAGAAGCTTTCTTTGAAATGTATCATCCCATGAAAATTTTGACTTTATTACATCTGGGTCTGTGAGCGATTCTAACTTGTCTTGCTCTTCTGGTGTTAACTCTCGCATTTTGTTTATCTCCTGTTTAGGAAACTAACAAAAAACCCACACCGAGTAAATAGGGCTTTTAAAAATAAAGAGTGGAGGATTGTAATACTAGGATTTGAAATTATCTATAATGTATAAGTTCCCGACAATCTATTACCCCACTCTCCATTGACTGTATTTATTCGCCATTAAGATAATCAAATTCAGATAGAGAAACTTGGCCAGATCGAATGGCCTTTTCTCTGGTTATTTTTTTGCCCATACTTTTTTGACCATTCCAAACAATAGCCTTACAGTATGTGGCAAATTTCGTATCTATTTCAAGTTCAGCATTTCTATTTGGTCTTTTACTTTTTGAAATAAATTTTTCAATAATTTTATCTAGAATGATTTCTTGCTTCATTCCAAACTTTTGTCTATTAGCACCATGGCGAGTTCTATTTTGCCACAAGTCTTTTAATTTGTTTATAATTTTTTCTATAAATAAATCGAATTTTTTATCAGAAACGCTATCAAAACACTTCTCAATATAAATTTGTCTTTTGTAATAAGATCCAGCCCTAATAATTGAAAGTTGCAATTCTTGATTTATATCATCAAAATCATCAGTGTAATTATTTTTGCAATTCTTTTTTTGAAGTTGATGAGCAGCATAATAACAAAGCTTTCCAAAACTTTTATTTAATTCGTCAAATTCTTTAGATGTGATCGGAAATGACTGACAAATACTTTTCATTTTATTCTCTTTTGTTAATGTTAATTTTCTTTAGCTCTGATAATTTTCTTCCCGCATAACACGAAATATTTAAATTCATATCTGGGAACAAATGACTTTTAGAAAGCAAAACGGATTGTGATTCTAAAATTACATCCTTTAAATTATCTCTTGTGCTATAAAGCATATAACCATCATGTACATTATAAGCGATTTTAGCTTTACCATTCAAGCTTTTGTATAATTGTATAAGTTTTTCTAAACAAAATATTGCTGCTGGAGATTGAACTACGAAGTTTCTAGCCTTATATTCTTTTTCTAAAAATATTCTTTTTTTACCAAAAATATCACAAACAGCATGTTCTTCTTTTGCCTTATTCTGAAATGATTCAATCCATGAGTATGCCACAGAAAATGTACTCTTTACCCTTTCTACTATTGATTCTGCTGCCTTTACTGGGAGTCCTAAATTTTCAGATATGGCATTTACGCCCATCCCATAAAAAATTGGTAAAAAGAATCGTTTACAAAGATTTCTTTTATCTTCCGAATCGCAAGATGTTTTTGTTATAAGTTCATATACAGAACTGTACACATCAGAACTTTCACAGACTTTTTGTAGTTCTGGATCTTTAGACAACCATTGAAGTACTTTTACTTCCATGCTCTTAAAATCAAAGTATAAAAATACTTGATCAAAATCTAATGGCTTAAATTCGAGCTTCTGATCTGGTGTTATGACATGAGGAACATATCCCTTTGTGTATGCATTAAAACACAACAAACGACCATTTTCTTGACCATTTATCTCATAATACGCATGTAACCTATCTTGATCTAATATCCCAACACATTCCAATGCTGGTATAACATCTAACATTAGCGGTAAATAAACACTTTTGTAAATGGATTGTAATTGTGGCCATTTCCCAGAATCCAAAACAAATTTAAGCCTTCTTAAACATTCGCTAAAATTTTCTGGCTTTTTTTGTCGTAAACCAAAAAATGATTCAATAATCTTCAAATCGATAATTGAACAAAAAAATTCAAATTTTATTTTGAATCTTCCAAAACAAAAAGAAACAAAATTTTTCCAATTCCAAGTCAATATCTTCTTGTTGCCTGAAAATATAGTTTTTGATGCAGCCCTGTTAAAAAGATTCATCATCCATGGATTGGACATAGGAATCTCATAAATGCCCTTTTTAGACGATATTACCAACCTATAGGCATCTTGCTTGCTTTTGTCGGTAAAGTCCAAAATATCATCATTGTAGGAGATGTATAATGTGCTTTCGGATTCTAGATCAGAAAACATTTCCATAAGCTGCATATAATTTGAAATAGTTTTAGACATAAGCTCAAATATACAAAATCCAATAGCAAATTGCAACAAATATAATTTGAGACAAATTTTATCTTAAATTACATTAAACCGAGTGCCGACTTAGCTTTGTTTATTGTTATATATAAAGATTATTGTGTAATAAGCTTATTATATATAATTGAATAAGATATTCTGTGTTTAAACATAACTTCCCTCATTCAATCCAATAAAAAAGTAAGTTAAACCCTTAAACTACAATGTTTAAAGATTCAATTTACAAAATCAATTAGTATCAATTTATGTTTTAAAACTCTTAGTTAGTCTATTCCCTTGTCTGCAAGAATAGAAGTCGGCTATTTATTTCTAATCTAAGGCTTACTTAACATTCGGGTGTAACAATGGTTCTCGTTGCACCATTCGTGATTTTTCACTACAAAGACTTACCCGCTATGGGCCACCCAAGTTTTTTTTCCAATATCTCTTAGTTGGGATACTTTCATACTAAGATTTAGAGGGGAAGAGAAAGCTTCCATCTTCGTTTTTTATAGTTCTGTAACAAGTTGTAGATAATATAACATGAATTGATTAAAAAAACAAATATATTATGTTTAAATAACATGATCTCTTGTGAATAAAAGGAAAATAAGCTAAAATGATCAATCATGAGGATGTTGAAAAAATGATTGAAAAATACAAAATGGACAACTTAGAATCATTGGCATTTAAGGTCTGTTTGATATGGATTGAAAAAAGTAGAAAAATATTTCCAAATTATAATCACATAAATCTTCGAAAAGGAGATCCTAGAAAATCTTTAATATTTAAGGTTTGTTATAAGCTTGTAAGAGAGACACAAGGACTTTTGGATGAATTTAATCATGGTTTGTATGTTCAGTCTCAATTAGATATTCTCAGACACATAAATATGGGAAAAGGACATCCTCTCGTAGATGTCAATTGTCTTGTTGGTGATAAAGCTTGGAAACGATGGAAATTATGGAAGAAAAAATATGACACCGTATCTCAACTCAAAACAAAAATGCCTGAAGTTAAAATTTATAACGCCAAAATCTATGAAGCTATTAAAAAAACTAAAGAATTCATTGATAAGTCCATCGGAGTATGCCCAACAATTGAGCAGTACAGAGCCTACGAATCAAGCAAACAGTTATACAGATGGATTAACTTTGGAAAAATATCACCCTATTATCTTATCTTGTCTCCATATATTGAAAAAATTATAAACAAAGATGATTTGAAAAAGTTAAACTTCGATCTGAACATTTACAAACAAGGTATTGATGAGGATGTGGTGGAATTTTTTAAAAAACAATTTGAATACGAATTCAAGTGAAATGCTACACTCAAAAAGTAAAAAACAATTAGTAGTTTCCAGATATGGAGAATCCATAGATTGGATTAAAAAAATTGAACATTTATTTCAAGATATAGTTATTTATGAAAAAAACAATTCGTCTAATTCGTATCATAAATACAAAACCATAGAATTAAAAAATGTTGGTAGAGAATCACACACTTATTTACATCATATTATTGCCAATTATGAAGAGATATCTACATATGACAATATACTTTTCTGTCAGGCAAATCCATTTGATCACTGTAGTGAATTTTTAGACAAATTAAAGATATCGGATAATTATACGAATGATCCATTTTACTTTAAAAAAGTTGGCTCGCATGAAATTACTTTTTATTATGAGCCAATCGAAAAGGTCCACCCCATAGGATTACCAGTATTCAATTTTTATTATCATCTTTTTTTTGATTCATATATGAAGAATTTGGAACAAACAAGAAATTCTTTAATGGTAATTCCAACAAATAATATAAAATTTAGATCAAAAGTTTTTTATGAATATCTTATAAAATATTTGAGCAATCGAAAAAATCCATTAGAAGGATACATCATAGAAAGACTTTGGGTTCCTATATTTGATGGAAAAACCAAAGATTGGATTAGTCATTATTTTTCTGGTAGAGATAAATTCTTAGGCATGTGGAATAATCAAAAAATCGAATGATTTTATTTTTTTTCGTTAATCAATATCATTCCATAATTATTTATTCCATCTGGTATTATCAAACCTTCTTTTTTTATTAGTTTATTATTTTTAAAAGGCTTGTAATTAACTTGATGGTGCCATCTGCCAAATTTCCAAGTTACCTTTGCAACATCTGGATGCTGATCTACTAACGATTGTGCAAATTCTTTTCTGTTATCTGTTTCTTTATAAATTTCATTTGTATTTCCTCCTTTCATTCTCATTGTTGTAACTTTTCCTGCGAGAAAAGCATTAAACAATATCGTACAATAGCCATCTTTTAAAGCCCTTAAACTTAAATCTGTGTCCTCGTTATATCTACCTCTCCACCTATAAGGCAAATCATTTTTAAGCAGTATACAAGAGTAAATTCTTGTGTTTAGATAGTATGGTGGCACTTTGTCTGTGGTTTTACAAAATGAATAATAGTTAAATCCACTTATCGCCACATTCTCATATCTGTCTGTAAAATCTTCCGCACATTTAAAAACTGTTCCCGATGAAACTACTGGCTTTGCATTTCTATTTAATCTGTGAAAACCTTCTATATTATCATCTAAAATCCAATGTCTTTCATGTCCTTCCGCAATAGAATGTTCCCATACCCAATTTCTTGCAGGTATAGATCCTTGACCCAAATTACTAAATGGAAGTAAAAGGATGTTTTTTGTAATGTGTTTATAATCATTTATTTCTTGTGGCTCAATCACTAATTGAAAAGGAACATTAATCTTCAAAAGCTCTCTTGCCGTTAAACAAGATTTACCTCTACCTTTTGATATAATGTAAAATGGATATTTGGGATTATTCATTGTTTATTTTCTCCCAGTATGTTGGTCTTGCGTTCCATAATTTTGTATTTATTTTTTCATATCCATGAAGTCGCATTGCGGAACCAAAAACTCTACCTAACTTTTTATTCTCAATAAGTTCATCTGCAACAATATAGAATGGAAAGTGACCTATAGCTTTAGTATTGAACGAATTTGCAGCATATAAATTTTTCGGAGACATATGTTCAACCACATCGAATAAATGTTTTATTGGATTATTTATATGTTCAAAATATTCACTTGCAAAAACAATATCTACATTTTTTGGAATATCTAAAATAGATTCAACAATTTTAAAATCATTTTTTTCAGCTATGCTATTACAAATAGAAAATTGCATAGTATTTTTTAAGTTTGTTCCAAATACTTCTGCATTAGGAAACAATTGTTTTAATGCTAAGGTTGAAAATCCTATTCCACATCCTAAGTCAACAATCACTTTTGGACTATCAGGGAACAATCCAAGCTTATTTATATTTCTAATATATTCTTTGGAATAGATCGACCAACACGCAACTAGTTCTGATAGATAATACGGATGGTCATAAACTCCATAGTCGGGATTACCATTTTCAACAGATTTATACCATCTTGATTCTAATTCTTGCCCTTCCCTTAATTCTTCTCTTAAATTTTTATCACCTTTTAAATATTTTATGGTTTGAATAATTATATCTTTGATTTTTAAATCGTTAATATTTAAAACATCATTAACAACTTTCATGAAAACTTCTATTGTATCTTTCGTATTGTGCTGCAAAATATTATTCATTTTCTTTACTTTCTTTTTCAATTTCTGGTTTGAAATCAAACTCAAGCTGATTTGAGTCAACCCATTTCATTTTTGTTTTTTGAAAATGAGACTTGAATGGGAACCAAGCACTTTTAGTTTTGTTTGTTAGTTTCTGCCCTATAAGTTTTGCGAAATCTTGTAAAGATTCTTCGTTGTCAAAACGGAAGATAATTTTTGCATATGGTTCTTGTTTATTTTGAACAAATTCTGGCATGTCCTTCCATTCATCACGCCAGTCATCTGTTTTGCCCACTTGATTTTCTTCAAAAATATTATCTTCCATTTTTCAATTCCTTTATTGGCAATTTTTCATTTTTTGCTTCTTAAATATAACATGGTTTTGACTTAAAATTAAGTAATTTTAAACCATTTTTTTATATTTTTAAAAGTGTTTTACGACTGAATGTGTTTGTTGATCAAAAGATGAAAAATTAATTTGAATTTAATCCAGCCAATTATTGAATTCTCTAGAACTTTTAAATCCTTCATCTTTTTTTACAATATTTTCTTTTTTGTCTATGATTACATAAAAAGGTATTGCTTTAACATTGTATTTTGAAACTATTTCTTTGTTTTTATCAAGATCAATGTCTATGGTGAGATACAATAATTCTTTTTGTTTAATTTTATTTTTAATTTTTGAAGTGCTGAATACTTCATGTTCCATTTTTTGACAAGGAATACACCATTTTGAAAAGAATACAAGTAATATTTTTTGATTAGAATTGTTAGCAGCAGAAATAATCTCTTTGTAATCATTTATTTGTTCTGCTGTATATAATTTTTCTTTATTGTAATTTTCTTTTGTGATCAATACATTTTCATTTTTTTTGTTTGTCAAAAAAATTAAAAGTAAACAAATTGAAGCCAAGGATATGTTTATAATGTTTTTCATATTTTTTAATAGGTCATAAATATTTTTACGACTGCGTCAATAATTTCCTTTGGTTCTTGAGTAGGGGCAAAATTTTCATCCCATTCTGAAGGTTGAACTTTCCAAGAATGCTGTCTAGTTGTTGAATCTATATTATATCCCCAACATCTCAACAATCCTTTTTTAGCATCCCAATAAAGATCTATATTGAATTGTTCTGCTCTCCCAGAGGTTGGAGATTCGACTCCATGACCACGAAATTCAAATATGTATTTGTGATAGTGTTCGTTTTTTTTCAGCATACCAATTGGAAACATACAATATGATGGATAAGTGTTTCTTACAGCCCCAAACAATTTCAAAGACAATTTGTTGAATCCATTGAAATCTGTTTTTGCTTTATCAATCATGGTTTCATTGAGTGATGTTAAATAATCATGAATTTCAGAAGCATATACTTCTTCTCTGGTGTTATGATAGCCTTCTTCAAGTGGAAATATTCTTTTGCAAATCCAATCAATATGGCCAGTAGCATCTGCGATTTTTCTTCTGGTAATTATTTTGTAAGATCCAAGTGGAGTTAATTGCAATTGCAATGCCCCAACCTCTGAACCCCATTCAATTAAGTTTTGAAATTTTTGATTTAATCTAAGATTACCAATTGCAGGAGAATCTAAAATCTCAGATATAATCTTACTCGAATGAATTATATCAATCGGTCCATAACCAGTAATTTTTTTGGTTCCACCTTCTGGGTCATGCAATTTTTTTTCACCAAAACCAAATGATGCCCATTCTTTAAAATTCAAATGTTTGTTATAACTATAATTACTCATGATAATATATAGAATAGAAAATTAATATTAGGATAAAAAAATGATATCGTATAAAATTTGGACTGAAACAAAACAAAGAAAATTTGAAGACTTCAAAAATGTTATTTTACCAGCATTGAATCTTGATTCCGAAAAGGGAATTTCAACCACTATCGATTCGTTGAGTATAGACAATTTGAAAAGCAAATTGCAAAGTTTGGAGATTTTTAAATTGTTACCAACTAAAAAGCAACAAGAAATAATGAAAAAAATAGAAGGTGAAAAAAGTGGAACTATACTTGATTTGATCAACAATATGATCAATTAGGCGTAATTTTTAAATAGAAATTCTAACATTTTTCTATTACATAAGGTTCTCTTTGCTAGACTAGCATTGCAAGGGGTTTCGGTTGTTAAATAGTTTATCCCCATGTTGTGAAATTTGTTTTCAATCGAACACTTGTGCTTTGGATGCATAGAGATTTTATCTTCAGATGGATGAGAAATCAAACCATTGTCGCATTCATCTCCATGTATTTTTTTGTTTCTTATGGGAAAATAATTGCTTGCAAAATCAACAATTTTTTTCCATAAATGTATTTTTTCTTCATTTGAATAATATAAGTAAAAATCGTCACATGATGCATCTTCGTGAAGAGTCCATAATAATTCTGGCTTATCATTCTTCAATAAATTCATAATCGCTGCGGTTTCTGGCTGAAGAGTCGGCTTGCAAAAATCCCGATTAATATCAGTGTCATTTGAATTGTTTCTTGTGTTTTTTATAAAACCAGATGTATTAAGAAGTGGAATTATTTCTAATCTTATGCTTTTTGGCATATTTGATTTTTGCATAAAATTTAAAATACCAGTAGTTCCAGCGGTTTCATTTCCGTGAATACAACCTATGATGTAAATGCTTCTATCTATGTTTGGATTGATTGTAGCACGATATATTGGGGTTTCTGAATCTCCAATATTTGAAATAATTGCTTTTTTGCAGTTTTTTAACTGTTTTTCAAATTCTGAATACCTTGACAAACCAGAGTCTATAAAATTATGAAAATTCATATTTGTATCTATGAAATTTAACTCCATAAAACTTACAATATTATGTGAGCAAAAAATACAGTAAAAAACAGATTAAAAAATTAGTTGATAAAAAATGTTATTTTTGTCAACAGAATGACTATTCATTGCTTGATGTCCATAGAATAATTGAAGGAAAAGATGGTGGCGAATACCACGAAATGAACACGATAACAGTTTGTGTTCTTTGTCACAGAAAGATTCACTCAGGAAGAATGAAAGTTTTTCGTAAATATACAACAACTTTGGGAAGAATTGTTTTACATTTTGTTGATGAAAATGGTGAGGAAAAATTCGAATAGTTACTCGAACGGATTTAAATCAGATATCTTAACATTATAACAATCAGACTTTACAATGAAATTGTTGTCTGGATCAAAATCACCCTGTTTTAAAAATTTAGCCTTTTTGAAATAATCTTCTTTCTCAAGCCAACCTAAAATATAAGCTTTTTTCCACTGGTCATTTCTTAATTCAAGTCTTACAAATGCGTAATTGGTACATTTTTGATGAATGTTAAATGCAGCCACAGAGCATTCGTAATGAGGTTTTGGTCTTGATGTACATCTTTTTGTCTTGACATCCCAAAGTATATTGTCTTGAATAATATCGTAATCATAAGTATTGCCAACAATCCCTTTGATTATTTCATTTGCTGCTTGCTCTCCAATAAAACCAGCCATATTCCCTAATCCGCTAGTAATTGAATTTTTTATTCTTCCCATTTCAATTGATTTTCTATTTGCCCGAACAATCATATCATTTGTTATGCCGACTTCTAACATGATACACCTATATGTTTTTTAGAAAGAATTTTATCTTTTCATCATCCTTTATTATTTGATAAATTCTTTTTTTGGAATTTTCCTGTAAGAAATCCAATTTTTCTTTTTTGCTTGGTTTAAAATTACAACTTTTAATTATTGGTTCCAAACCAAACAGGAATATCCATATTCTATAAGTGCTATTGTTTAATTTGGAAGAAACAAAATTGTAAAATTTTATCCAATTCAATTTCCAAATCTTAAATATTTTTTCATATCTTGTACACATTTGCTCGACTTGCGTTGTGTAAAATTCTTTGTCAAACTCAGGAATTATCATATATCCACCGTATCTTTGATTTCTATTTCGTGACCTTGATCTTTTAGTATTTTTACTCTTCTTTTGCTATGAGTCAAAAGATATGGATTTATATTGAAAATAAAATCGTAATAATTTAATTCATTTTTATCTTTAGCCGTTCTTAGACCACGACCCATCCTTTGAATTATTTGATGATCTGCCTGACCACCAGCAGCATTGATAAGATTATGTACCTTCACATTAATCCCTGTGTTGAAAATTTGCTGAGTAGCAATTGCAACCACAGTCTCTTTTGACTGCTGTAATTGCAATACAACTTCTTTTCTTGTTTCTGTATTATCTTTTCCTTGAACCCAAAGTGAATTTTTAAGCATTTGACTCAACTTGTCTCCATGAGCAACACGATCAACCAATATAAGTGTTCTTCCAGTACATCCTTTCGCTAATCTTGTCACAATATCATTGAAATATGTGTTTTCTGCAACTCCTCTTGTTACAGCATCAAGATAAATATCATAAGGAATGGCAGGTTCGTTAATTGGATAAAATGTACACTTGCTAGAAGAAAGAATGCCTCTTTCTTGAAGCTGTGCCGTTGTTAATACTCCACCATCTGAAGACTTTATTTTAAGAACAGGTCCAAAATATCCTTTTACTTGATGTTTTTGTACTTTATCTCTTTCTCCAAATTTGAATGGAGTTGCACTAATCGCAATTCTAATATCAGCACCTTTAAGCTTCTTGTAGACCGCCATTGGAGTTTTACTCATCATGTCATGGATTTCATCAACGATAAGACATTTTATTTTTGGAAGAACCTTTTCCATTTTCATTACCGATTGAATGCTTGCCACAGTTATGATATTTGGCTCAACGCATTTTCCCCAAAGTCTACCAAGATTGCTAAAATTCCATTTTTTTAATTCAGAATAGTTTTGTTCTGCTAGACCAATACGATTCTGCAAAACAAGTGTCGGTGTTCTTGGTGGAAGTGATTTCAAAATCCCTAAAAGAACATTGGTCTTTCCAGCACTTGTTGGGGCAAATATAATGCCTCTTTTTTGTTTGATTGATGTGTTTATCAAATCAACCTGATAATCATAAAGCGTTACTTTTTCGGAATTTTCAGGCAACCATTGATTTAAAAAATTTTCATTTATATTTTCAATTTCAAATTTCGTATTCGTTCTTTTGTCTTGAATTTCATATTCCATTCCAAAATGCTTCAAAGCAGCAGATATTTCAGGAATTAATCCTGTAAGAAATCTCCCAGTCTCTTTTTTAAAAAATTCAGTGTAACCATCCCAAATCCTTTGTTTATACAATCTGCTTCTGAAATAATTTTTTTCACGAAATCTTAAGGCATCCCAAAGAGTAGCTTTTATATTTTGGTCGGTTGTTATCAATTGCGAATAATCGTTTTCAATGACCAAAAGTGTGTTTTTTTCCATATTCTTTTCCTAAAAATTCATTTTCATCTAGATAGATGAAAAGATCAATGTCTTATTTGAAAAATAATTTTTATTATGTGATTTATTTTTCTAAATACAACAGGAGGAATTATGGCAGATGGATACACAGTATTAAATCCCGGTATCGGTGGCGATATCATGGACGAAACAGAAATTGCTTATGTTGATGCACCATTGGTAAGAAAAAGACCAAGAGTCGTTTTAACTGGTGAAGGTGCCGATGATATTGTCGATACTGCCGATGATTTGCCAAATAGTTACTCTAGAGGATTGGTAGTTAGAGAAGCGAGAAAAGGCCAAACAACAAGCAGCGATAGCATTCCAATCGTAATTGCTTCAGATCAAAAAATAGGCAAAGCAAATGTAGTTGTATTTCAACAAACAATTGGAACTTCTGAATTACAATTGGCAGACAACCCTTTGAATTATTCAGTAACTGTTAAAGCATTAAATGGCAATTCTGCTGTGGTTTATGTTGGGGTCTCTGGAGTCGATGCATCAAATGGATTTGAATTGAATGCAGGAGAAAGCATTTCTCTTTCAATAGATAATACTAATCGATTATATGTTGTAGCCTCTGATGTAAATCAAAAAATATGTTTAATAGGAATATAATTTAATGTTTATAGGTGCTTCAAATTTTAGTTCTGGAAAAACCAAAGGGTCAACTGGATCTACAGGATTGACTGGTGTTACTGGTGAAACAGGAGCCACTGGTTTAACTGGCGTTACTGGTCAAACTGGAACCACTGGTTTAACAGGATCGACTGGAAGCACAGGACAAACAGGAACTACTGGGCAGACTGGCGTTACTGGCCAAACAGGAACGACTGGTTCAACAGGTTTTACAGGATCAACTGGAACTACGGGCGAAACAGGAACCACAGGCGAAACTGGAACCACTGGCGAAACTGGAACCACTGGCGAGACTGGAACCACAGGTGAAACTGGAACCACAGGTGAAACTGGTTCTACTGGTGAAACAGGAACTACTGGTGAAACAGGAACTACTGGCGAGACTGGAACTACTGGCGAGACTGGAACTACTGGTGAAACTGGAACCACAGGTGAAACTGGAACCACAGGTGAAACAGGAACTACTGGTGAAACAGGAACTACTGGTGAAACAGGTTTTACTGGACAGACCGGAACCACAGGTGAAACTGGAACGACAGGTGAAACTGGTTCTACTGGTGAGACTGGAACCACAGGCGAAACTGGAACTACAGGTGAAACTGGAACTACAGGTGAAACTGGAACCACAGGTGAAACTGGAACCACAGGTGAAACTGGAACTACTGGTGAAACTGGAACCACAGGTGAAACAGGTTCTACTGGTGAAACAGGAACTACTGGTGAAACAGGAACTACTGGTGAAACAGGAACTACTGGACAAACAGGAACCACAGGTGAAACAGGTTCTACAGGACAGACTGGAACTACTGGCGAGACTGGAACCACAGGACAGACTGGTTCTACAGGCGAGACTGGCACGACAGGTGAAACAGGAACTACTGGCGAAACAGGTACGACAGGACAGACTGGAACTACGGGTGAAACAGGTACTACTGGCGAGACTGGTGCCACAGGACAAACTGGAACCACTGGCGAGACTGGTGCCACAGGACAAACTGGAACCACTGGCGAGACTGGTGCCACAGGTGAAACTGGAACCACAGGTGAAACTGGAACCACAGGTGAAACTGGTTCTACTGGTGAAACAGGAACTACTGGTGAAACAGGTACTACTGGCGAGACTGGAACCACAGGACAGACTGGTTCTACAGGCGAGACTGGTTCTACAGGCGAGACTGGACCCAGAGGCGAATCTACTGGAGAAACATATTATTTCAATTACTCTGTTGCATCTGATGTAAGTGGTTATAAAGAACTTTCTATAACTCCAATTGCTACAGTCCAACAGATAGTAACAACATCATTGGCTGGAAATACAAACGATATACTCATCGCCAGCTTCATAACACCAGAATTAGGGTTTTCGGTCATACCCGGTGGATCTCAGTTGTTTCATCAGCACTTTCTTAAGCCAGCTTCAAATGATCATATACAAACTTACATCACAATACAATTGGCAGATTCTACTGGAACGGCTATAGGACCAATATTATCAACAAATGCTCCATTGATAGGGTGGGTCGATGCTGTTAATCCAGCAGAAACATTGATGGATTTAGTGTTAACGACAACGACTATAGATCCTACCAATCGCATGATTGTTAAGATTTACGCAAATAACGATGATAGTACTACTCATTCTTTAAGCTGGTATACTGAAGGAACTGCATTTTATTCATTTGTAAGAACAACTGTTAGTGTTACGCCAGTAATAGGAGCGACAGGAACCACAGGTGAAACTGGAACCACAGGCGAAACTGGAACCACAGGTGAAACAGGTTCTACTGGTGAAACAGGTTCCACTGGTGAAACAGGAACTACTGGTGAGACTGGTGCTACTGGTGAGACAG